TTATCCCCCCTTTCTCCTGTTCCAGAGACCCCTGAACTGGCTCCAGCCCCGTGCCGGACCGCCCGCCTCTATTGCTATCATAAGAGCCCGGCGGCATTCATCGAACCCGAGCATGACCAGGGCGAAGGCCGCTCCGGGATAGTCCTCAAACCACCCCGCCACGACCGTTATAATACAGATGGCGGAAAGGATATATATGATGGCGTCCCTCTGCCAGAAGGCGAGGGCGATGGCCCCGAGCACGAGCGTTAGTTCTAAAGCTGTCATACGCAGGGATTCCTCTTTCTTTTTAGTATCAGTTTTCTATATCCTTTTATAAGCACAAATCAGTGCTGCCCGCTACAATGCCGATAGGTCGTAGAGCTGGCCTTCTGCTCTGGAATAACGTCTCTTTACTTGTCTAGGTATTAATCTACCCAGCGTATTCGGTTCACCTTGTATCCCTTTTGTTTTGAGATACGCCCACAACATTCCTGCGGGTATCTCATTGTTGTTCAGGGCTAGTTCTGTAAGGCACTGCATCACCTTTTCTTCTGTTCCATCATCTTCTTGCTTGTTAGAGATGAGTCGTTTTTTCATGTCTAATTTGACGCCAGTAAATGCCTCTTCAATCGATATAATTTCGTGAGTGTTATAGCAGTCCCAGTACGGCGTCCCGTAAAACAGGCATGTCTTATAAGGCTTTGCCCCCGGATTAAGGAAATCGACAGGATGCCCTGTCATCAACCCGGATAAATCGTAATAGCGCTGACGGATAACGGTCCCACCACTGACATGATTATCTCTGCCCCACCCTGAGTAAGACAGGTCGTCACAGGTAACTAGAAAATCGGTTTCAGCGCGTAGGTAGGAGTCTACCCAGCCAAATGCTCGGACCGTGTAAAGGAAATCCAGGCTCCGATGTCTTGCCTGGCGGCAGCAGGTGTTTATCAGCCGGTTACGGGTATCCATGCTTTGTCTGGATGATGCAAAATAGGACATCTCATCGATGGCTACCATCCCCTCAACCATGGATTCATCCAGCATATATAGCAGGTCCCAGTTAAGAGGTTCGGTTTCTCTGTAGACCATCTTCGAGCCATCGATGAATGTTTTTCTATTCAAAAGGGCAGGTCCGGTTCTTACCTTCATATTTGACCAGACCGTTCGCCCTGACTGTAATGCCCAGACAATCGCGCAGGCGAGAGTCAGGCTTTTCCCCGACCCCTTAGGACCCACAAAACCACCGATATAACAGTTGTCGTAGCTCATTATTCTCTATTCCCCCTGGGTTCACGGTCGTCGGTTTCCTGACGGAAATCTGATTTACGTATGTGTTCCTCTCCTTTTATTTGTTTCATAGATAGTTGCTCTCTAATCACAGCAGGGGCAATCAGCTCTACTTTCGTCTGCAGCTGGAGAGTTTTTCCAAATGCCTTCATGCCTAATGTAGACAGTGCGCACTGCCGAATGAATTCAAGACGGGACGTTAAGCCGTACTTTTCAAGGCGTCTCGTTATCCGCAAATACGCTATCCGCTCCTCATCCGAGCGGAAATTAGCCCTGGCAAACACGCCAGCCATATCGCTTGTATCGGGGGCATTCAAGATAGTGTCAATATCATTGGATGGGATAGGTCCAAAATCAGCAGACCAAGGGTTCGCCCCACGGGTCTTTTCACGATGGCCGTTTCCGCCGGAGAGCACCTCTTCCCCTTTACCAGCAGCCGCCATTACAGTTTTAGTTTTTCTCGCCATTTAATCTCCCATAGCCATACTGCCGACCAAAAAGAGGATAACAAGGGCGGCAATACAGAATGCGATGAAAATACCCAGTTTTACCCTTTCCACCCAGTTTGCCATCAGGCTCAATATGGTCTCCAACTCCTCCCAGAATTGAGACTCAAAACATGCCTGTGGGGTGTTTTCTTCATTATCATTGTTATCACCCTTAACAGGTATCGGTGTATTTGTATAGTTAATGCAAGACAGGGTATTCCCTGCCAAATTCAAAAAGTGTGTAGGTTCTCCGTCCAGAATAGGAATGCTGCCCTTCGGGATTAGATTATTATCCAGATACCGGTATCCATAGGTAGCAGAATCCTCAAACACGACCAGGCAACGGGCTTTCCCGCTGACCTTTGGCAGAGATGACTTCAGCCCATCGATATCCGATATAGAACGCGTGCGTTTACCGAAACCCAGCAATTTGCCTACCTCATGTTAAATAATATGACAAGCCCGATAATTATCACGGTCAAAGCACCGAAGATGCCCAGCCATAAAAGCTGACTGAGATGCTGTTGCGCTTTATGTGTCTGTGTCAGTTTTTCATCAAACTGTTGAGCAGCAATAATCTGTGTCGATTGCCCCTTTATGGATGGACGATTCTCGAAGATTTTGATAGGTGTTTTATTCCACGAAGAGACGAACTGTACAAACGCTCCATTTTTCTCATTCCTGGCCTGCTGGTTATAATCCAGCTCCCACGCTTCATAAGTATCCGGTCGCGCAATCAGTATGGAGCCGACCTGTAGTTTCTCCTTTTCGGTAGTACCTTTTGGCGTTATTATTATCGTCTGCTGTCTGTTATTACCGAACAAAAGTGCCTCCTTCGGGGTTCGCCACGTGAAGGGTGCCGGCTTCGAGCACGGCGTCCTTCACGTGGCTGGTTTCAGACAGGACACAGACTGATTGCTTGATGCGCTCGCGGAATCCGAACATCAGCGTCCTCCCGAATTAAGTTATTTTAGAAGCCCGCTTTGATGTTCTTGACCGCACCCCAGCCTGCCGCTACGATGCCCGAGACTCCCGAGCCGGTGAGGGTTAGAAATATGAGCATGCCGAAGATTTCCATGATATCGAGCATGCCATCGAAGCTGGCGAGGTTGGTTGTGGCGTTGGCGGTGACATAGGCATCATGCAGCGAACCCTGGGTAATGGTGTTCAGAATCAGGGCTATAACCAGTCCTACGGCACCCATGGCGAAACTCAGGAATGCCTCCATCCACCCGCCCTTTATCGTCTTGACAAAGTTGTAGACTGCCCCGCCTGCTACCACTGTCAGGCCGGCGCCCACGAACACCAGGAAGATAATCATTCCCCAGACGCCCATGATGTCGGTAAGCCCGACCTGCTCGGTATAGGTCCCGGCTGCCGTATAGGCCGTGTCCAGTTGTCCTATCCCGATGCCGAACAGGATGAGGGCGAACATGATGAACGCGCCGCCGATTACCTGGCTGACCAGCCCGGCGACCGCCGACCGGTGACCACCGCCCCCACCGCTACTACCAAAATGTTTTCTTCTTGCCATTTTTTCAAACTCCTTTTATATTTTTACTTTGCCCGCATTCACAGGCTTTGGCTTTTACCTCTCAGCCGGGTTCCGGGCCCGAAGCCAGCGGATAGACACCTCCTCAATCAAAGAATGCGTAGACGGCGCCGCCTACAAAACCGAATATCAGCAACACCCAGAACCACCGGCATACAGTCAAAAAGGTAATCATGCCGGAGTCCAGGCTGGCATTGTCTATCATGTATTCCACTGACAGAGTACGGTCCTGGGACTGCGCCAGCCCGCCGACGGTGAGTACACGGGATGCCTCTGTCCAGTTAGCGGCGGTGGGGATATCCTCGCTGATGTTCGATGATACGCCGCTGACCGATGTCAGCGCCTCGTTGTACAGGCTCAACGTCAGGGTGACATCGTAATCATAATCGCCCCCGCCGGTCGTTACGCCGGCGAAAGACTGGGTGTATTCTAGAGTTACCGCTTTGTCTATCGCCGTGAATACCGAAGGTGTGGCAATCATCAGCAGGAGGGCGCCGAAGACAATAACAAGGCTCTTCAT